TAATGGATCAAAATGGATATCTACAGGACAAAGTGGATCAAATAATACAATTATATTTAGTGAAAATGGTATTACATGGCAACCAGTTAATAATAATATATTTGTATATGCTGGATACACAGTAGCATATGGAAATGGTTTATGGGTAGCAGGCGGAGGTAATCCAACTGGTGTAAATGGAAATACAATTATATATAGTTCAGATGGATTAAATTGGACAGGTGCAAGTAATAGTACTGACTTTTTTGAATCAAATAAAGGAATATGTAATGTAGTCACATATAATAATGGTCTTTGGTTAGCAGGTGGTTCAGGTAATGTATCAAGTACATTAATATGGAGTGAAGATGGAGATATATGGAATGATATTACATATGATAGTGATGGTGGAATAACATTATTTACAGCAAAATGTTCTGGTATTGCTTATAATAATAATTTATGGGTTGCAGTTGGAAATGGAACAAATTCTATTGCATATAGTATTGATGGAAAAGAATGGTCAGTAAGTACAAGCGGTAATAATATTTTTACATCAGGTGCAACGGGTATTACATGGAATAATTCGAATTGGGTTGCAGTAGGTGGTGAAAAAGTTGCAACTAGTGACGATGGAATTACATGGGTATTAAAGAGTACAAATGTTGGTACTACATTTACAAATATTATATCAAATTATACGTTACCTATATTAACACCCGTTGTATCTAAAACTATTGTTGGTGTATATACTACATTCAATGAACCACCGAATAAAATTACACCATCTTATTTTTTACAAAATTATGGATTATATACGTATAAAAGCGTGGCTACATTTGGTACAGCATATTCAAACTTTACTGGATATTTAGTATTACAACCAGATCCATTATCAAATAGTATTGCACAAAATTTAACAACTCTTGATTTATTTATTACAAATATATTATCTCAGTTAGCTACTAAAAAAATTAATGTAATTAGTGTTCCAACAATTTTTAATGGTAATTATATTGGAAATAATTTTATATCACAAACATATTCATTTGAATATTATAACAATACAATATTTAATAACAAATTAATTAATGTACAAAATTCATTATGTTTACAAGTAGTACAAAATAATACATTAATTAATGATATTTCTATAATTAAAAATAATTTTTTGCAAGCATTGAATAATGAAATACGAAATTATGTAGGACAAAATGAAATTAATTCACAAATAGAAGTAGTAAGTCAATTAACAAGTAATGCTCCTCGATTTTCATGGATTGAAGATTTAGGACATTATATTACTCAAACATCTGAATTATTTATTAATACAGTTTCTATTGAAAAATTAACATCGGATTGGATGAATATATGGAATGAAATTAATTTACCAGTTGGAAAACAAAAAGGATACAATAAAATGATAGGAAATGTAGAAATATTAACTAATTTTACATCTCATACATTACCAAAATATCAATTAAAGATACCATTACCATTTTATTTTAATAGATATAACAATGCTGGTTTGAGTATACCATTAATTAGTTTATTACATTCAGATTTGAAATTAACATTGCAATTAGAAAAATTAGAAAACTTAATTATTAGTGATCCATTGACTAAATTTATTACAAGTGGTAGACCAAAAATGAAATTGTATTTAAAATACATATATTTAGAAAATGAAGAAAGAAAAATGTTTGCACAGAGTAAACATGAATATTTAATTGAACAAGAAAATTATAGATCATATTCTCATTATGGTACTCAATTTAAAACAAAAATAAATTTAAAACAACCAGTAAAAGATATGTTTTGGTTTGCGCAACCAAAAGTCAATGTAACCAATAAACAATATTTTAATTACACTGATTCAAAATATTATAAATTATTGTCTAATTATGATCGTTATGATGAAGACAATCCAGTTACAGAACAATCTAGAATATTTTATCAACAATTATATGCAAAATATCCAAATATAGCGTATATACCAATGTGTATTAATAATAAAATCAAAGTTGCACCTTATCCAACCAAATCTCCAATTAATAATACACAATTAATATTAAATGGTCAAAAACGATTTGATGAAGATAGTGAGTTAACTACAAAAATAAATTTACATAGATATGATAACTTACCAGTAAATGGTGTTCATGCATATTCATTTGCACGATATCCGAATGAATATCAACCATCTGGTTCATGTAATTTTTCACAATTAGGTGATGCATTCTTTTTATTAGACACAGACGATGGTGAATATAATGTGCAGATTATGGCTAGAAATTATAATCTATTAAGAATAATGGGTGGTCAAGCTGGTTTAGCATTTGAATTATAATATAATTATAATATAATTATATTATATGAGTGTTATAAATTATGTACCAAAAAGAAATATATATTATTACGGAGGTTTTATTGAAGAATTTAGTGATGTAAATATAAAAATAATTGGTGATGAAATAGTAGAAATTGTTAATGGAGTAGGAGAGAATAGTAGATTTAATTATAAAACAAAAGAATGTAAACACTGGTATGCATTATTAATTTGTAATAAAATTTTGAATTCTATTGAAAACAATAAAAAATATAAAATATTGATATTAGGTGTAGCATTGGGTGGTATTATAATTCATTTATTAAATAAAAGTAAAAATATCGAGATTATTGGTGTAGATATAACAGATAAAAATTATGATATAGTTCAAAAATATTCTGATAATAGTCGATTAAAATTAATAAAAGATGATGCAGAAATTTATATGAAAAATAATAATGAAAAATATGATTTTATTATTTGTGATGTATTTACTGAATTTTCTATACCTAAATTTGTAACAAATAAAATATTTTTAAATAATATTAATAAATCATTAGTAAATAATGGGTATTTTTTAGTAAATACAATCGGAATTAGTAAAGATAATTTATATAGTGTTTTTTCTGATTCATTTCAACCATTAGATATTGAAATATCCTCACAAAATTTAAATGATATATCAATTATAAAGAAATAAATTAATTAAAAGATAAAGAAAAAAATAAAATAAGAATATGGTAAATGGTCAAATACAATTAGTAGCTTACGGTGAGCAAGATGTCTACCTCACATCTAAACCAAGTATCACATTCTATCACGCAAGTTATCACAGATATTCAAATTTTTCATATGAATCAATTCCTCAATATTTTAATTTAAAACCTAATTTTGGAAATAAAGTATCTGCTGTATTATCAAAAAATGGTGATTTTATAGGTAACACATATTTATATATAGAATTACCTGCAATTCCAGCAACTTTTGGAAATACTGATATATATGTTGCATGGAATAAAAAAATTGGATTAAATATAATTAAAACAGTGGAATTTGAAATTGGTGGAAGAATTATAGATAGACAATATGGTGATTGGATGAATATATGGTTTGAATTAACATCATTACGAAGAATTCATCATATTATAGGAGATATACCAGAAATATATGAATTTACTAGAGGAAAACCATCATATAGATTATATGTACCATTATTATTTTCGTTTTGTAGAGAATTTCTACCATTACCTATAATATCAATGTATCATACAGATTTAAAAATTCATGTTGAATTTAATCCATTAACAGATTGTTTATTATATGGTCCAACAAATAGTATAGTAGTGGATAAAAATATTGTAAATTATAATTTTGGAGAGTATATGTTACAAACACAGGGTAATAATAGTGTATACATGAAATATATGTCATTTAATCCGTTAACGAATACATTAAATTATCTGAAAATTAATAATAATACATCACTTGTACCAACACAAGGTATAAATTCTAAATTAACAGGAAATGATACTGAATATGTAACTACTATTGTTGGTAATGAAACTACATATATTAGTAAATCATCTACATTAAGTTTTTTAAGTAATTTAACATTAACAAATAGTTATTTATATGTTGATTATTATTATTTGAGTGATCAAGAAAAATTAAAATTTTCACAAGCATCATTAGAAATATTATTTGAATATTTACAATCGGATACTGAAAGAGTATTATACAATAGTGGTAATTTAATAAATTTAGGATTCATTCATCCAACAAAAGAGTTATTTTTTCGAACTCAACCTGAATATTTAATATTAGGTGGATTGCGTGATAAATTTAATTATACTGATGGTATATTACCATCATCTAAATCATTGATATTACAAGGTCAATTAATATTAAATGGTAAAGATAGAATTTCAATGAGATCAGCAAATTATTTTGAATTATTAGAAGTATTACGAGGTCATACTAGATCACCGAGTCCAGGTATAATGGTATTTTCATTTGCATTTGCTCCAGAACAATATCAACCATCAGGAGCATGTAATTTTAGTAGAATTGATAGTATACAATTACAATTAATTTTAAGTAAGTCAGTATCATATGATAATCCTGCACGATTACGTGTATATGGATTATCATATAATGTATTGAAAATAGAAAATGGTAAATGTAGAGTTTTATTTGATAATTAAGAATTATATTCTTTGCTAGCCAATATTTTTTTAAATGTATCTGAAGTAAAATATTCGTGATCATTAAATACGCCATATTTTTTCTCTAATGAATAATTACCACCCTTCTGTTGTAATAATTCATCAACTACTTGATTCATATCAGGGTATTTTTTAACTTCATCTATGTTATCTTGTAATAACATATATTTTTCAATAGATTTTACTAATTCAATTACATTTTTATTATAATTACCGTATTGATCAATTAAGTGTTTATTATCTTCGATTACTTGTTTAATATGATTAATTGTCATGTCTTTTTTAATATTTATT